AGTCTCAGTGACTTGCTTTTGCTTTTCGCTGATGCGGTCATCTTTTGGCGCAGGCTTGACCACTGTGCTTTCTTTGAACACACGGCGAAGCTCAACCAAACGAGCCAGATCAGCGCGGAGATCGTCTTTAAACAAGCGGGTGTGCTTGTCGCGGATTTGGTGAAGGTCGTAAGGGACTGCCCAGTAATCTTCATCTGTGGCGCGAGTCTCAGGCGCAAGCTGCCAAGTCTGGTTGGTATTGCGAACAGTTTCATAAGCGAGGTTCAAGTAACCCAGAGCCTCTTTCTGGTGAGCCTTGGCGGCAAAGGTGCCGTCCTCTTGAAATTGGTTCCATGCTAAGTTGATATAGTCTTGAAGCGTTTTCATTGGGTCTCTCCATTTTTTGAGTTTTTGATCTTACACAATACATATAGGCATTCTGATCGGAGATACAATAGCAAAATACAAATTAAATATATTTAATTAATATACAGGGGGAATATATGGGGGGAAATAGGGGAAAGCCAAAATGGGCGACTTTCCCCCGATGCAAGCTATGCTGCGATTTGATATAGCCAGCAATTCATGTGGCCTTTGCCCCCGTTCCTTGATCGGACGTGAGCTTTTTTAATGACCAAACCAGCGTCAACAGCGTGGCGAATTGTTCCACACACATTGTGAGAGTTCTTCTTCAGCAGCCTTGCAATGTCTTTGCTAGTCATTGGCCCATGTTTTTCTAACGCCCTCAAGATCGGCGTAAACGCGCCAGTATCTGTACGGCTTGCCCGTGGCTCTCCCTTATCGCACGGCAGCGGTGGCCGCAGAGGCTTGCCGTTTGGGCCTTTCGTTCTCGCTTGCAGTCTTTCAAATTCTAGCCATTTATTCATCTGTTCTCTCCCTCAGATTTGGTAATCGTTTTGTCTCAGTCCACTCACAAAGTTTTTCAGTTCCTGTCGCGCCAACCAGAGATCGTTCTGTGCATCTGGAACTGGGCTTGTGCGATAAGCCTCCCCCTCTAAACGATCCACTTGGCCTCTCAAATGTCGCAGTTCAGCCTCATGCGCTGGTGTTAGTTTTTTCACTCCTATCCTCCTTTAGTGGTTTTTTTGATTTTCATTCCGTAATTGTTTACACCGACAGGAATTTTAAAACCGTCAACGTAGCAAAATTTATTTTGCTTAAACGGTCTGTAATTTACTTCATGGTGCCAGCGGTTAAATTTCCAAACCACTTTTGCTACGTCTGGATGCAAATCTTCAATCATCTGGCTCTTGGGTTTAGTGCCTTCGTGCGCGTAAAACTCTTCTGTATTGCCGCCAGACAACGTCTGTGTGGTGGCCTTCTCTTGCTGAAAGGCGTTGTACTGCACAGTGCAATGGCCGTCTTTTAGAACGCGCAAAGACAAGTCTGTATCTTCATTGTATCGACCCCTCCATCGATAGGGGATATTGTTCTGAATCAGCAGGCAAGAATAAATGCGCGTGTTCTTGACAAACGCTGGCAGAGGTTCTTTCGCTTTCACGAAAAAATCATAGCAAGGCCCAGACAAATACACATTTTTATAGCGATCTGCAAAATCTTCCATTGCCCGAAATATTGTTCCTGACGTGACTTTAATCAAAAGATTTCGGTTCAGCCTGTGGAAATATGCAATGTTGTCATCCATCACCCAATGTCTAGATGCTCCCAAATCAATTGCATGATCCCAAGCAAAATTACGAGCGGCCCCCGGGCCTTTTGATCTGCTATCTCCAAGATCATCGCACGTATCATAGTCGAGAAGATATTTTGTCGGAAGCACAAGACATTTATCTGCACCAACTTCAGCAGCGTACATTTCAAGCTGGCTGGCTTCGACAATGATTTTGTAAGGCACACCCATCCAATCAAGCGCCTTGCTTGTTAGTCGGCTCTCCCACCGCCCCTTCGATACAATATAAACTGGATACTTAGGGTTCATCGATATATCGCTTATCAGACGTAATCCTGTGATCCATTTTTGGATACCAACAGGCTTTCTGTTTTGGGCTTATCGCCTGACCCATCAATTCTTTAAATCGCATGAAATCTTCTTGATTTCTAAAGCGAACATTAATTGCGTGATATGGACGTAAATCTTCCTGCACATACTCTGGCATCCCGTGCCATTCTGATTCCCAATCTGTCTCCAAGTCTTCAAACAAACTATTTTGCATCCAAAAACTCCAGCACTTGCTTCGACGCATCGCCTGCGCCCTTTCCAACGATTACAGTGTGGCCCACTGATCTCAGATATTCGATAACTTTTTTCTGATCGGGGGAAAGTCTGCCGCCCGTGGCCCTCTTCATTTCCACCCACAAATTGCAGGCAGGAATGTACAAGTCTGGTATCCCCCGTGTGACCCCTTCGGCCTTGAGCCGTGTTGCCACGCTAATCGTACGCTTCTCACCGTTGGGGATAGCAAAAATCAAAGTGTGCGGATATTTGGCCCGAAACCAGTTCACAAACCCCACCTGTTCGCTGTGTTCAGAGTGCTTAAAACGGTATGTCTTCGACACCCCAGTCAGCGATTGGGCCTTCTTGCGCCTCATATTTTCTCTCCACTTTTGTATAGTCGAACTGCACAACCTCAAAATATTTCGGATTGTATGTCGAGGGTTTTATTTTGATGCGGCTGGGCCAGTTCCAGAAATGACATTCATCCATCGCCTCGTCGGTTGTGTCAGCCCCAGAGGCCAGCAATGACCGCCGCGCCTGATATCTGCTGGCCGCATAGCCACCATGATCTGGGCAGAGCCATTCGTTTACAGATCGCAACCCAGCGTAATACGTCACCTTGATTGAATCAGGTTTGCCCTCCTTGCGGTGGCGGTGATAAAGGACGCTGTCTACGTCCACCCATTCGGCCTTCACTTGGCCCGACAGCATGGCCCCATCGTAACTTTTAGAGCCGTGATTTAATGTGCGAGGTGGGAACTCATGGCCGCAAACGTGGCACTGCAACGCCGCCGCAGGACACATTGTTTGGCAAGCCTCGCACTGCTTGACGGGTGCCGCACCCTCTTCTGCCTTCGCAGATTTATCCTTGGGCTTTACCTTATCAATAAATCCATGCCGCTCAACATTGGCTCCAAAATCAAGCACCAGACAATCAGTCTTTCCTTCGGCAATCCTAGTGCCGCGCCCAATCATCTGGACATACAGCCCCGTAGACGCTGTGGCCCTGACCAGCGCAACAACGTCAACAGCAGGATGATCAAATCCAGTGGTCAGCACGTTCACATTTATCAAGCATTTAATTTTACCGCTCTTAAAATCGGCAATGGTTTTCTCGCGCACTTTGTTGCTGTCGCCGCCAGTGATCACAGCGACCTCAATGTCATGGTAATCAAACTCATTTGCCAGCATATGCGCGTGATCGACGCCGCTGCTAAACACCAGCCAACTTTTGCGATCCTCGCTCAGTTCCACAATTTCTTCAACAGTCTTCCGCACCAGTTCGGGATCAGACGCAGCAGTGGCAAGGTCGCTCTCAATAAACTCACCGCCCCGCTTCTTTACATTGGTCAGATCAATTTGGTTCAGACCACCTTTACTAATGACAGGCGACAGGTAGCCCTGCTCCATCAGCATATCGATTGGAATGTCATGGGCAATGCCGTCAAATATAGCGCCCTCGCCTTTGTGCAAATACCCTGTGTCGAGCCGATACGGCGTGGCTGTCAGGCCCACCACTTTAATCGCGGGGTTGCACACTTTCAGATCGGCAATAAACCTGTTGTATCGCGTCTCAGTATTTTTGGGCAGCATGTGCGCCTCATCGATCAAGATCAGGTCTGGCGCAGGGATGATGTCATAGGCGCGTTCCCAGACGCTCTGAATGCCAGCAAAGGTGATCGGCCTGTCCAACACCTTCTGTTTCAGCCCCGCACTGTAGACCCCGTAATCAGCCTCTGGATACATTTTCAGCAGGCCATTGGCCCCCTGCTCCAGCAACTCTTTTACATGCGTCACAATCATTACCCGTGTGCCAGCAAATGACATAGCGTCCTTTACGATCTGCGCTATAATGGCCGTCTTGCCCGACCCCGTTGGGGCCACGATCAATGGATTATCTCCCGACTTGCCTGCCCAATAATTGTACAAGCCATCGACAGCTTCTCTTTGGTAATCGCGTAATTCAAATGTCATGGGACAGAACTCTTTCTTCACGTTGACTTTTCTTCATCAAACAAATCACCCAAGGCCGCTGTGCGAAACAGCGCGGGTTCGTGGGCTAATCTTTTCATTTGTTTCGTTTCAAAAAACCCAATGTATTGCGGATTGTTTATCATAAACAGGCGTGTAAACAGGGCAATGAAGTCGTTAGATATTTTGTAATCATCCCCTTTTGTCACGATAGAGCTTTCCCATCGTACTCTGTTAGCAATTAGCCACCCGCTTAGTTTTAAATGACCCCTGTAAATGGCTTGAAGAGTATATCGTTCAAACAACCTGTAAAACTCAGGGTTTAAATTGTGCCATCTTAACCACTTTCTCCCCAAGCGGCTTTTGTTTAACATTTTAAAAAATTCATCCTCGGTCATTGCTTTTCTCCAGTTGCAATCTTTCCCAGAAAATCATCAGCATCCTTCTGTGCTTCCAATATTTTCTCTTGGGTCATAATCGGGACACCTATTTCGTCAGCATCCAAATCGGCTGAGATGTTATCTGCAACATTATTGGACACACGATCTTTTATTTTATCCCATTCTAAATTTAACCCAAACATGCCAAGCAGAACTGTAAAGATGCAGGCCATTTCTTCTTGCTCAATTTCGTCTGGCAAAGTTAAGTACAGAGCATTCACGATATCCATCATTTCATCTGGCGTCTTCATTCAAAAAATTCCTTCAACCGTTTGTTGGCATCCAATTTAATCTGATCTTCGTAAGTGTCGTAAGACCATTTTGTTTGAGAGATTTCTGACTCCAAGTAATTAATCATGTGATTGATCGATCCTTGCAGCGCATAGTGATCAACAGCAGGGAGAAGTTGAACGCTTAACAATGGACGCCTTACTAAAAAAATAGCATTTCTTGCGGCATTGAGCGG